CGTACCATTAAAATTTACCCACGCGCGGCAACCGTAGGCAGGTGCAGCAGACCCATACCCACTATCAAATTTTAATATGCCGACAGTTGTTAGTTCTAGATAATCAATCTCGTTACCAGCAACCAGTTTACTTAATTTGAAACTATGGTCAGTGCTGGTCTTTTGACCAAATAGCCACTCTGCTTCTGCGCCTTGATTATATAAATGGCATCTAGCTTGACCTGCCACACTTGGCGATACATAAATATTACCAATGGTTGCGCTTGCGGTTGATAGTGTTACCTGAAAAGGCGACTCCGGGGCGCTAGTGCCAATGCCAATGCGGTCAGTAGATGCGTCAACAAAAAACAAATTAGCATTATTATCTCCTTTAATCCTAAAGTCATAATCTACGGTTGTATCATTAAAAACTACTTCCGTAGGACCAAATTCAGCCCGTTCAACACCATTGGTTGCAATGTTTAATTTATTGCTATCGCTTCTGAATAATCCAGTATCAAGGTCACCGCTGAAGGTAATGCCTGGTGATGCAACACTACCCGCTGTGGCCGCAAACGCACCAGTCATGGTGGCGCCTGCTAATGATGCAAGGCCAAGGTTTACGCTGCCTAACGCACCGACCGTGATGAATGAACTGTTGCTGCTATCTCGGATCTTCAGCAGCCCGGTCGTAGTGTCAGCCCATAGCGAATATGCAACAGTAGTGGTAGGTGCAGTACCGCCGCTATTAAGACTAAGGATCGCTGACAGCGTGCTGTTTAACTCAACTCGGAAAGCTGAACCCGACTGGTTTGCAATGTCGTAATCAGCCTGTGCCATTAAATTACGCCTCCATAACCCACAGCAGTATAGGTGAACGTTCGAGATATAGCCGCACCGCCATGCCTAAACTCAATGGTGAATCCAGTACGTGTTCTATTTGTGATAGTGAAATCTTCATTGTGCGCCATGTCGTAGGGTGTAATCCCAATAGTAGGCGTAGCGTAAAAAGCTTGCGTAAACGTTACGTTATAAGCTGCTGTTGATGTTGTGATTGCTGCTGAATTTTCACTGCGTTGCTGCAATTCAATCACTACTTCAAGGTCTGATATTTGTATGTTTTGTGATACGTCATAACTTTCGGCAATAATCTTAAACTCAAATCCGCGGCCACGTATTATGCCATTACTAAATTCACGCCAGGTGCCCCACGTTGGCGAGCTGGCTGGGTTGGTATTTGTGGCACGCACATACATGGCGATATTAACTTTATCGGCAACCGCGCCATCAACATCTTCCCAGCTATCAATGTCATCTGTGCGGCTATCCCACAGTGATACTGCGCTATAGCCAGCAGCAGTGATACGGCGTTCAATGTTTATATCATATATTGCGCCAAGGTCTAACGGGCTGTTGTCATCTAACCCTAATTTGTATTCGCCAACTGCTGTAACGTTTGTTAATATTAAAGCATCAAATCCGCTGTTATATGTCATATTTGTTTTGGTGCCAGGGAAATTGAAATCGCCTTCGCCGCCAACATCAAATATCCGTGATCTTGGTAAAGGCTTGGTTGCATCAGCCGTGATAGCTGTTGCCGTTTGGCTGCGCCTGCCGCCGTCATCCTCAAACTTTAATAGGTACGTGCCAGATAGCAGCGGCACTTGCTTCTGGGTTTGGTTGCCAGCAGCAGATGAAATAATCTCTTGCGATGTATCCCATGCCGCGCCAGATGTTTTAATATCATGATGGATTAATACTTTACCGCCAATCAATACATCAAGTTCTGTACTGCGTTGCCATTGCAGGATTGCGGTTGATTCATTTACTGGTATAAGCGAAACATCTTGCACATCGGCTGGCTTCTCAGTTTTGCCAACAGTATTAACCGTAATATTTGCAAAATCTGTTGATGGTATGCGTAATGGACTTAAGCTGTAAACACGAATAAAGTAAGTACCAATATCAGCATCTAGGATTTCGTATTGTGCGCTAGCAATATCTTCTATATGCCAATTGCCATCTGCCCGTTTCCAATGTACTTGATATTCACTTACGCCACGTACAGGTTGCCACTTCACAAGGATTTTAGTTGATGCTCTATTGTTTGTGGCATAGAATATTTCTTCACTGCTTAAGCCAATTGGCGCGTCAGGGCTGTCTTCAGTGATTGATATGTTTGGATTTTGTAATGGCCGGTTTTGTTCTACATAATCATATTTGCTAGGGTTATGAGCTAAGGCTGCAATTTGGTATTCAGTGCCATTGTTTTCTGTTACTGAAAGCACACGCCATGTTGTTGCTTCAACATCAGTATTGCGCAGCATCCAAATGCTGGCAACATTTGGCGCGACAGTAAATGCAGTTGATACTGTAATAACTGCACCAGTAATACTTGCAATATCGCGTTCTTCGGTAGTGCCATCAGGCATAATCACAGATAACGTGGCATTAAATGATTCTGTTACATCTGTCTGGTCGGTGTTATCTATTGTGATCTGGGTTGTGGTTGCAGCATTAATGCGGCCAGCTCGACGGATGCCTGATTTTAATGGATCTGCAATTTTTATTACCTGCCCTGGCCTTACGACAACGCCAGATTCAATGCTCGCGGTAAATGTAACAACCTCAGTTTCATATGCTTCTGAATACAAAACCCAATGGCCCAGCCTCGCCGCTTGCCCGCGACTGGTGCAGGCAAAGGCACGTAATTCTGTCTTGCTAACTCCATATTTGCTAATACCAGCCGCATCTTCTACTATCTCATACGCTATATCTTGCGTTTGTGTATCTAGGTAAGTAACAACTGCAACTGTATGTCTAGTTTTAAGACTGCTACCGCTATAACTAAATCCAGCTTCTGTTACATTAGCCATTGTAAATAAATAAGACGCATCTCGTGGTGCATCTTGCGATATAGTCAACGCGCCAGTTGCCCAGTAGGGCATAACACGCATTACGCTGGATAGATCATTGATTAATTTATAAGCATCATCTTGGTTTTGGATTAATACATTACAACTAAAACGTGGTTCGGTGCCGCCTAAGCCATTTGATACTAAAGCTGATGCATAAGCTGATGCAGCATAAAAAGCTGGTTTATCAAGTTGCGAGTCAGTTATATGCTGTCCAAAGCCATATCTAGTATTAGTAAGCAGGTCGAATAAAATCCATGCTGGATCTGATGTCCATACCCGTGCATTCTCGGCTGTCAGTGTACCATTAAATGTATAGCCGCCAGGATAAATAATACGGCCATTGGTTTGATCTATTGTGACACCTGTTGGCACACGCACCTTGACGCCACGAATGCGATAGGCGCGACTTGGTAATGAGCTAAATTGTTGCGCATCAAATTTAATTGCAACAATTGCGCTATTAGGATATGTAAGCTTTTGATATGTAATCTCTTGGTAATATGTCCACTGGAATGCATTTACTAAGGTAGCTGGGTCAGCACTGTCGGCTGTCAGTCTTGTAATTTTTACAGCTACCGAACCAGTCCAGCCGGTAGTAAAATCAACCCTATAATCACGCTGATAAGAATCAGCAGTACGGCCACTAACCGTCTCAGTCGCTATAGTAGTATATGCGCCACCATTATACGAAAGCGCAATTGTAAATGAAAAACTAGCGCCTAATATATCACCCTGCGTGTTAAATTCTTGCAATGCTGGTACTGTAATAGTAATAACAACACCGTTAACATTTACATCAGTTATTGTTCTTATAACTGGTGTTGCCTGCTCTACTGTTGAGTTAACGGTAACCGGTTCGCTAATATCGCCATAACCCTGAATATATGTTTGCGCTTGCGTGCCATAGCGCGGTTCAATGGTTACATTCTGGAAATTATAATCAACTGGTTGCACATTATTCAAATCAGCACTGGCCCTTAAAATAGGTGTTTTATTAAGATAAATATCCTTTAAAGCCGCAATATTATATGCAGTAGTGCCCTTGGTTAACCCAGCCGCTGATGGGAAACCTTCAATTTCGCCTTCACTAAGCAAGTCTAAAAATGTTGCATATTGTGTGCTAGCTAAACTATCGGCTGTGCGTGTCGGTATGCGTGGTCTATTGGCTTCAGCCTGTGCTTGCGCTTGATCTTGTTGTTTTAGTAATGATACATAAGTTGCTTGGGCTGAACCCTTTAGGTTCATCGCCAGCGTTATCTCAGCGGCTGAAGGCATTACACCACCTCCAATGTCGAAAGATTAGCTGATATAACAACCGAGCCAACAACCGTCTCGCCATAAATAATAGGTACTGGTGTACCTTGCGTTGATGTATTTTGGATGCCAGTAAAACTGTAAGACTTCTGTGGATCTAGCTCGGATTCACGCATTGTCGATGGCGCATAAGACGCTGCGGCACCGGTACTCATTGATGGAGGAGCAATCCGAGGTACTGGTGTCAGCAATTGCGATACACCGCCTAGGGCCAGCGAGGCGCCGAGACCGATTAGAACGCTTTTTACCGCGACTGGGGCCGCAAGCCCTAGCAGTCCAATCGCAGCGCCGCCGGTCAAGAACGCCGCTCCTATTAGCAAAACACCTGCAACAATTTTGCCGATACCGCCACCAGTAAATTGCTTCCATGTAATCGCCCCAGCAACAACAGGAATAATGCGAATAATATTTTTACCTATTGGATGAGTTAGTTCTTCTTCGCCAATGTTATAAGACCCGACCATCACCCGATAGTCATGCTGTGCCATATGCGACTCTAAGCCAGCAAAATTTACCAGCAGGTAACGCATCGCTTCTGCCGCATCACGCGCTTCAGCCATAAATGACCGCACACCCATGAACATTGCAAGCTCACCATAAACACGGATTTCACGCAGCATCGCATTTACCCCAAGTGCCATCAGTAGGATTAACGATATACCACGGCAATTGGCTGCGGTTGCAAGCTGCAATATCCATGCTGCTAGGTTCCGGTGATTGCCCAGGGTGGCTATGAACTACTGCCATGATAACACCGGTGTCTTCAGCATCAGCCCAATCCGTTGGATCTATAATAAAACAATCTAGGCCATCTGCGATATTACTACAATTCCAATATACCTCAATCCCATCGCAATTAACAACTAGCCCGCATGATTCTTTCGGTGCTGCAGCTTTGGCATAGATTAATGCTGAATACTGCCAGTTCATCGCGCAAATAATCCAACGCCAGGATACGATCCAAATGGTAATTGCGCATTAACGCCAAATCTAGTGGCGCAACTGGTTAACCGCTTGCCGCATACATCAGAAGCAGCAGATCCAACTGGATTATCATTAGCGTCATAATATGTAGCTGCAGTGTAGCTGCATTCAGTAGAGCGATATACCCATTGGCATAAGTTTGCAATACATTGCCGTTTCGGTGCTCGCACACCAACTAAATCAAATGCTGCTGCTAATTCCCATTCGACTGCAGCCCTAGTCTCAATTACTTTACGATCAAGGTAATAAATCTCACGCGGGAACTCAGCGGTCGGATCTGCATTTGCATTACCGGCGCTGAAATTAGCAGCATCCAAATATCTTGATAGGGTACGAATACGGATAAACTTGGCGCCATTTAAATCATTGCCTGGGCTGGTTTCATTTACCACAAGCAAGATGCTAGTCACAAAACGCAAGACATTACTAATTACTAGCTTTGGCCGTGGCAGTTGGCCGTTGCCGTTGTACTCAAACCCTGTAGCTTCAACCGGGAATGCTTGGTAGCTATTGCCAGCCCATACGATATTGCCATTATTTATTGCATTGGTGCCAGCATGAAACCTAAATACAGTATTGGCGCCATGTATTTCAGTAACCAAATGGATCTCAAACAATTCAATAATTGCTGATGGTGCCAGCTTTTGTAATTCAGATACTGGTACGGTCATGGTTCTGCGACCTCATCAAATGTTGCTTGTATCGTATTGTTATTAAACATCTCTAGCGTGCGGGTCCATTCACGGCAAACATATTTATATCCAGTGCCTGATGGGGCCGTCCAGTCAAATGATTCAACACCTGCTCTTGCATCAAGGAAGGCCTCAATATTATTAGCTTCAGTATCACTGCGATTCCTAAAAGTTAAAGACCAGCTTTTTAGGTTTTGGTTAATGCCAAACGATTGCCGTTTTTCGTAGCCATCACCAAATTTAAATGCGGTAACGGCAGGCTTACTTAACCGCGATGCACCAAAATCTGAGACAAAAGTAAACGTTGGCATCAGCTCAATAACCCTCCAGGTCGTTTTTGTTTCAGTAGTTCCTGCTGCACCGCTTGGCTCAAAGCACGACCAAGCTGGTCACCTTTAGGTGAATCGCCCTCCACTTTACTACCTGTGGCATCAACATTAACCACAACGCTGGTGGAGCCGCCTCCACTGCCTTGCATCGCTACCGGGATGCGACGGCCATCAGGCAACGGCACATATGCCTCAGGCGTCCGCCCTTCACCATACATAGCAAGTTGCGGGCTATTGGCGATACCACCTGCTGCATAACGCTTTAACGGCATTGGTCCTTGCGATGTCATAATCCCGCCGCCAGCAAACTTAACCGCAGGAGTATTCCCTAACCCAAGGCCCGGTATTATTGAATCCATGCCAAACCCAGGCA